GTGTTGTCTACTTTTAATGATATAGATCTTGCTCTTGCACGAGTATCTATTTTTTGTGTACTACTATTTATTGTAAACGGACCTAATGATGAACTAGCTTGTGTGTCATTTGGAAAATCTCTTAAATTTAATGTAACTCTTGCATCACCTGTTTGTGCAAGAAAATCTGGCAACACTCTTCTTATTTTCATCATAAACTCACCATCACCTGATAAACCTTGTTGACCTATATCAAAATCTCCAGACTCAATTGATGCAGTAATTGATGTAGTCGCACCTTCTCTAATTTGATCTAATCCTTTTTCATGTTCATAGTAATAACTAACACCATCAGTATTACCTTGAACAAATGTAGAAGAACCAGATGTGCCGTTTGAACTTGTGTCATATTCTGTTGCGTGTGGTTTACCAAATACAGCTGAGTCTTGCCATGCTGTTCTAGCTAACGTTCCTGTAGTCCATACTGGTCGCTCGGGACTTGAGTCTAAATAATTGTATGCTACCATTCTATTTACAACACCAGAACCTGAGTTTGGATAAAACCAGATAACTTCACCAAACAAGTTATTAAGTCCTGCATTAATATGTTGTTTAGGTATAGTGTTGATATCATCAAATACATGATCTTCAACTAAACATGGTAATGATTCTAGTCTACCAGCATATCTAAAGAAACCATTTTCTGACATCCAATACGCCGTACCATCAACTTCAACAGCTGCGTTCTGTCCAATCAATCCACAGTTTGTACCAACTTGTTGGAAAGAAAAAGTAAACGGTGGACCAACAAATCTCATGGTAAACAACGCTGTATCTGTCCAAACATAAATTGCGTCACGACCTCTAATTGCTCCAACAATCTTAGATCCATCTGCAAGTCTTTGTGTACCTGCAGTATTTGTTGCACTTGGTGCATAAGTGTTGATGTCCTCTTGAGAAGAGAATCTTACAAACATAGGGTCTTGTGTAGTTGAAGTTCCTATAGTTGTTTCTGTTCCAAAAAATACTAAGTGTCTATCCGGTGTAGATACTAAACTAAATGCAGAAGATGTTGGTGCGCCTGATATAATTGTTGCTCTAGTAGATGTTGCACCTGTAGGATTTGAATTCCATTCAAAAGATTCTCCACCATTTATTGTTGCAATTAATTTATTACCAAAATTATCTAACGACCATAAACCTGGTGCTGTAATAATATCTCCAGACGCTGCAGCGTTCCATGCAAAAAAGTTTGATGCATCTGTTACAGTTGCACCAGAACTGTGTGTGGCTGCTGTTGTACCTGATGCACCTCTAGTTAAACCAGATAAAGTTCCGCTACTGTTTCCTGTGTATGTAATTAATTCTGATCCTATGATAACTGTTCCTGAAGATGGAAATGACGATGAACTTGCCATTGTTAATGATGTTACACTTGCATTAATTCCTGATGATAGTGTTGATGTAAACTGTCCTTGTGCTTGACCACCCCACGATCCAAGACCCCAACCTGTTGTTGCAGTTTCTACCGCAGGTCCTACCGGATAATAGTGTCTAACTCTTATACCACCAGATGTGGATGCACCTGATCCAGATTCATTAGAACCCATCGTAATTGTTAATGTAGTATCACTTGGAATTGATGTAACCATAAATTTTACATCATTAAAATCACCAGCTGCAAAATTAGAATTTGTGATCGACGAAAAGTTGTCTAATAAAATAATATCACCTTTACCAATATTGTGTGCAGAAGAAAAAGTTAATGTTACAACTGCAGATCCCAACCACCTATTTTTTCAGGTGACCCGTATCTAAATCGTACATTATCACCATTAACCCATTGACCTTCACCACCTGTGGCAGTGACTTGTTTATTGAACCCTGGTGCAAATTTTAATTTTTGCAACATAGGCTATGCTCCAAACAATGCTTCTATTTCAGCGTCTGTTAATGCTTCTCCTGCTTTTAATTTAGCTTTACCAGATGTTTTTGCGTTTGCTTTAGCTGTGTCAGCATCTTTTAATTCTTGTACCTTTGCATTAACATCAGCTTCACTAGGCATAGTTGCACCTTCTTTAATAATTTTAATATACTTATACTGCATGCGATCTTTGTTAGGAATTTTATTTCCATCATCATCATGCGTTTTCCAACCATACCAATTACCAAAATTAAAAGTTTGTAATGCATCTTGAAAATAGTCTCTACTCATTTTATGTATCTCCTAACCTTATAAAAACTGCTCCAGTATCTGTTCTGTTAGTATTTCCATTCATGATAATACCATTACTTGCACAATGTACTGCAAATCTTACTTTATGAGTTGTTGTATTTGTAACATCAAAAATAAAATTTATTGTTCCAGTAAAATAATTATCACTATCGTTATTACTATTTCCTTGAACAGCTATGTTATAACTAGAATTATCCGTAGTTGTTGTAATTTGTCCACCAATGTAGTCTTGGTCAAGATTATCATTTCCATTGTATGTAAATTGAATTAAATAAATTCCTGTTGTAGGAAAAGTAAATATTCCAGAAGATTGAGACATTGCAGTTCCAATACCACCATAACCATAACTATCAACTTGTTCCCAATTATTAGTTATGTGATCTCCATCATCCATGTTTGTTTGATTTGCTGAAATTCTCCATTGTTGAGCCACTGTAATTCCACCGCCTTTAATTAGTGAGTAATCAATTCTTTTTAAAGTTCCACCATCTGATACTAGAAACTCATCAGTATCATCTGGTTCGGATGCTAAAGCAGTTGTTCCAGAAATAATATCATCGTTAATTTTTGCAGCAGTAACAGAGTCAGCACCTAAAGCAGTGGCATCAACTTCGCCAGCTGTTAGATGTTCTGTACCAACTACATCATCTGCTATCTTAGCATCAGTAACAGCATCCGCTGCGATCTTTGCAGTTGTTACCGCACTGTCTGGTAATGATCTTGTGTTTAGTGTTATTATACTCATAATTTATTATCCTTTAGGGTTGTCGTCCTTAATTTTTTTGATTCTAGCTTTCCATGCATCTATATCTTTATAGATTTCATCTAGCTGGTCACCTATATTACCATAGGCTGCTTTTCTAGTTGCTCTAACACTATTATTAGATTCTTCAGTGTTACCTGCTGTTTCGTATGATGCTATTTGTGAATCTGTTGGTTTATTAAAACTATAAGTCCAAGTTTTAATGTAATCTCCAGAGCCATCATTTTGTAAAGATACTTTTGTATCATCCCATGTACTAGAATTAGCTTCTATATAAAGTTTTGTTTTTGTATATAATGATGCCATAATTTTCCTATGTTATAATTCTAAATGCTCCAAATCTTGTTCCTCTTGCAAATTGACTATCACTTTCAAAAAGTTGACCACTTCCATCTTCTGAATTTATTCTCCCATAAAGTTCTACATAATCACTTGATCCATCCATATCTACAATCATAGCATTAAACATTACGCTTGATCTTACAGGATTTGCAGAAAAGTCATTTTGTGTTTCTAAAATATTAGAACTTCCATTTTTTTTAATATATAAAAAACTTTCAGCTAAATTACTATTTGATCCACCTTCATTTTGAATAGAAGCATAAACTAAATATTTACCAGCAGTTTGAGGTGTAAATCTATAATTTGTAGAATTATCATAAGCGCTGTCAGTGTCATAAACTTCTGTTTGGCATTGTACTTTTGTAACAGTATTATCAGAAATAGATTGACCACCACTACCACCTAAATATGCTTCAAAAGCTGGAGTATTAGCTCCTCCAACACCAGATACAAAATTTGCTCTAGTCATTTTTTTTAATGCTCCAGAAGCAGATGTATCTGATATTAATATTAAATCATCTGTAGCAATTGAAGTTTCTGCTGTTTGTCCAGTTATAGCAGTTACATCTAAGTGCTCATCACTAATAGCATCATCAGCTATTTTAGCAGCTGTTATTGCGTCTGCTGCAATTTTAGCTGTGGTAACTTGTAAGTCTGCAATATGAGCTGTATCTATAGAGCCATCAGTATAGTGTTCTGAATTAATAGCATCGTCTGCGATTTTAGCTCCTGTTACAGCGTCAGCTCCTAATTTTGCAGTTGTAACTGTAGAGTCCGAGGGTACACCTAGGTCTAAAGTATTACCAAGTAAATAAATGAAGTCTATAGAATCACCTGTTGCTAGGTTGCTTGCAAACGTGATTGTTGATGAACTGATAGTGTAGGATGATCCTGGTTTTTGTATGACTCCATTTAAAGACACTATCATATGGTTAGCACTTTCAGGCACTACGTTAGTTGAATCAACCTGCATAGTATATGCAGCCTGTCCATTAACTACTGATATTGCATCACAAATCTGATAATTACCAATTTGAGGCTCTCGCCCAATATAAGCCATAATTAATCATCTCCTCTTAATGATTTAATTTCATCATCTGTAAGACCTAAATTTTTTAATTTAGTTGTTCCAGAATTTTTATTATCAATATCTTCTTGAGACTTACCTAAAGGTCTTTCGTCTAATGATGTTTCAGCATTACTAATTTTTGCTTCAATATCACTTTTAGAAATTGCATCTGTATCACTCCAAACAATAGTATCAATAATTGATGATACAGTATTTTCTGATGTACTAGAAATTGTAAATTTAGCTGATGAATTTATTAATTCAATTGCTCTACAAACTTTATCTAAATTTGAATGTGCCATTATGCTAATACCTCCATTGCTCTTATGTGTGAATAAGAACTACCATGCTCATTAATATAAGCATAACCTCCAGAATTATTTTTAAAATATATCTGATAGGTAACTTGACTCGTTGTATTGGGTGAATCTAGATATTCAAGAAAACAAGGATAGGATTTATCTGAATCTTCTAATCTTGAGTATCCTTGGTAATCTCCTTCTGTAGTTAAAGCTGCTGTTGTACCACTTATTGTTCTTCTTATTGAATAAATACTATTACTACTACTTGATCTAAGAGTTAGACCAAATGTTATTAAAACTTTTGAATTAGTCGCAGATGGTGTAATATTCAAATCTATTCCTGTCGCTGCTTGAAATGATGAACTATTTGTTCTTCTTTCAGTAGTATCATAATTAGTTACAACTTGATTTATTTTACCACCACCAACACCAGATACAAAATTTGCCTTAGTCATTTTTTTTAATGCTGCTGAGGCTGAAGTATCTGATATTAAAATTAAATCATCATCTGCAATTGATGTTTCTGCAGTTTGTCCTGTAATAGCTGTTGG